AAAACAGTAGTGTACCGCTGTGTATAAATAACCTAAGTGATAAAAGATGATAGCCTTTTTGACTTTTTTTGCACTTACTTTAAGCTCTGCATTGCTTGTCCCATTGGACAATAGATGCTTCACTGATGGGATAGTTTCTTTGACCAAGCAAATGGATCATGGTATTGCAGAAATATGTATAAAAGATGATATAAGTCTTATTAAGACTACCTCAACTCAAGTTAGAAATACATCAATGCATCTTAATACTGTTTTCAGGAAAATGCTGATACAAAATTATGAAGATTGCAACCCTGTAGAGACACCCAGCGGGCCTATCATGATATTTAGGCCTAATGACGACATGCTTTTAATTCCGCACACCTTTGCATGCAGAATCCCCTGTACCATATCGCTAGATGAAGAGGAAGCAAATATTATATTGCATTCAGAAAAGTTAAATCACTATGAGGTGATGGGAACTACAACTGCAAATCGGTGGTTTCAAGGTACCACATCGTACTCATTGGAACACACTTGCGAGCATATACAAGTAACCTGCGGCTCTACATCTCTTAGTTTTCACGCATGTTTTAAGTACCATATGGCTTGTATTAGGTTATTAAATAAAAGTTATATGCCTGCATTTATGATACAATCTGTATGTCAGAACAAAGAACTCATATTAATGGGCTGCTTAGTGTTGATAATATTTGGTATTCTTTACATAATGACTCTAACATACATATGCTATATACTAATCCCTATATTCTACCCATTCACATATCTTTATGGGATAATATATAATAAATCTTGTAAAAAATGTTATTATTGTGGCCTTGCATACCATCCGTTGACTAAATGCGGAACTAATTGTGTATGTGGATGTATGTTTGAGAACTCCGAAAGAATGAAAAAACACAGAGAATCAGGACTCTGTCGTGGCTATAAATCATTAAGAACAGCACGTATATTATGCAAAAATCGGGGCTCTTCTTTCATTTTAGCCATAATACTATCGTTTCTATTACTATCCTTCATACAACCCATTGAAGGACTCAAATTGACATATAAAGGCGAAGTAGTGGAATTGGAAAACGCTGTGGCAGAATTCGAGAATATTTATAGCAAATTAGATTATGCTATGATCTTGCCGACAGTGTATATGTCACTATTAGCCACGAGTTTATTGATAATTGCAGTAATATTGATTTTTTATGAAAAAATAGTAGAAAAAATATGCTCAAGATATGCATATGTCTGTAATGAATGCGACATGGTCCACCCTTTAAAAGGGTTGAAATTTTTCGGTGATTTCACAAATAAGTGTAATATGTGCATGTGCGGCTGCAATTACAATGATGCTATCTTAGATGAATCAGAATACATGATCCCTAACACCCACAAGTATACAGTGCATTGTACTATGCCTGCACGCTACTATGCTATTAGAAAATTGAATACAGGAATAAACACGACATATACAATAATTCTAACAATACTATTCATTTCATCCATCGCATACGCTACAGATACTTGCAGCCAAATAATAAATAACAATCATATATCTGACCCATTGCAGTGCTCTGTTTGGTATAGGATCCCTACATCATGTAGCAGCAGCACTATGTGGGAAGATTTTATCAAGGCCCTAAAAGCAACTAAAGAAGATCAAGATGCTGCACAGAAGATACAATCAACATTAGAAGGGATGTTGCTAGAATCTGAGAAAGCTAGAACTCCCATTGGGTCCTTTTTGTTAGAATCAGGTGCCTTAAAGATGCACTGCAATGAGCTAGCTGAAGCAAAAACTAAGACTGGGAAATTGAACAAGCTGCTAGCTAGGACTATTGAAAAAGCACATTTAGAAATCTGTGCTACTGGTAAGTTAATAGATTTATGCAAGTGTATGAGAAATGAAGCATCGTGCCCTAGCTCAACAACTGTAACAAATGCTCAAACACACTATAAAGCACACATTCAGATATTCAAAAATGATGTTGCAAAAGTAGTGAATGCTTTAATAAAGACATATCCGGGTATATTGACTAGAGAGTTGACTATAGCTATGAAAAGTACTAATTTCTCAAAAATAAAAGAAATAGCAGGGAAAATGGTAGATAAATTTGGGCAGGCAGACGCAGCAATAGGATGCATGAAATATCTACAGTTGTTACTGAATGAATCAGAATTAGAACAAGCATCGCCTATATTGCCAACCCCCAAAGAAGTACCAGCATATGTTACAGAGAGAAATGAAATTTTCAAATCTATGACAGATTCAACCCAAAAAATTAAAGAATGTAAAAACATAAAAGTATATAAGTGCTCATATATAATAGCATCTAGGTTTACATATGCTATATCTTGCAATGGGAATGATAATGTTTTCTATGAACACCCAGGCTTAGACTTGGCATCGAAATATAATGATGTATCTACAAAATGTGTTAAGGATCCATTTTGCGATGTGGAATTTACTACAATACCAGTAAGCAGGAAGGATGAGCTGCAGACACTGACATGTAAGCAAGAAGACTCCCCACATTTTGACTTCAGCAGATTTAAACCAATGGCAAAATGCCTAAAAGTATCATCTCAAACTTGCACATACAGAGAGCAGAATCAAACCTTTATAGAATGTAAAAATGGCTTTTTTTATGTTTACAGCAAGCTAACCCAGACACCAGGTGATGACATAGGTGTTTACTGCTTCGAACCAGGTTGTAAAGCAAACACATTGCCACACCATGTCGATAACCTACAAGGGTGTATCCTGCACCAAAGCACGTTAGAAAGCAGAGACTTGAAGGAGATAGTTTATGAAAATATAGAACAATTGAAACATAGTCTACAAGAAACAATAAAAACAGATTTGATAGAGCACAAATACAAATTGACAATGAACCTCCCAAAAATCATTCCATCTTTTAAGGCATTATCTATTATGGGGACTGAGACAGATTCTGGGATAGACAGTGCATACATTGAAACAAATATTATTGCAAAAACTGGGATGTCGACAGGAATAACATTAAAAACAAAAAATGGGGAGAATCTATTTGATATTGTCATATTCATAAAATCAGCTCATTATGAGTCAATTGCAGATAATATATATACTACTGGTCCAACAGTAGGAATAAATATGCAACATGACGAACAGTGTACTGGAACATGCCCCAAAGACTTGAAGAAAGAAGGCTGGCTCTCTTTTTCGAAAGAACACACTAGTACATGGGGATGCGAAGAATTTGGGTGTTTGGCTATAAATGAAGGTTGTCTTTATGGCCATTGTCAGGATATAATAAAGCCAGAAACTCGTGTTTATAAAAGAGGAAATGAAGAAATACCTAGAATAACATTATGTATTAGTCTGCCAGATAATACATTTTGCCATGATATAGACAGCTTCAACCCTATAATAACCGATAAATTGGAGATACAATTCATATCGAATGAGGCAGGACGTATACCGAAACTCTTCGGGTACAGATCAAACAAAGTACTAACAGGGCTCATAAATGACAGAGGGACTTTTTCAAAAATGTGTGGTAGTGTTCAAGCATTCAATGGCAAAGTTTGGGGTGCTGGAAATGCAAAATTTGACTATATATGTCATGCAGCACGTAGGAAAGATGTCACAATATCACGCTGTTTTGATAATTTCTATGAAGGATGTACGAATCTGAATATTGAATCAAACATGGTTTTTGATGATAAAGAAAATAAGATACAGCTATTGAATAGGGTGATGGGAGAAATGAGAGTAAAAATAAAACTTGGAGATATTAGGTACAAAGTTTTTGAAAAGAATCCATCAATGGATCTAAAGGCTACATGTGTCGGATGCATTGATTGTATTAAGGGATTGGATTGTGAACTAAGTATAGTTACAAATAGCGAGACAGTTTGCCCTGTATATTCTAACTGCCAAATCTATGTCAACAATATTAAAATAGATCCAAGTAAGCAACTGTATGGGATTAAAACAAAATGCACTACTAGTGTTATTGAATTCACTGTCTGCACACAGAAAGTGGAAGCACAGATCTCTATTGTTGATAAGAAAGAAACTATTGAGGTAGGAAATAGTGATCAAACATACTTTGTAAAAGAAAAAGATATGAGATGTGGAACATGGCTATGCAAAATTAGTGAGCAAGGTATTAGTTCAATATTTGCTCCTTTTATAACATTATTTGGCTCATATGGTAAGATTGTATTTTACACATTTTTAGTGATATTGGCATTGGCATTGACAATATATCTGTTGTTCCCAATGTGTGTAAGATTTAAAGATTTATTGAAACATAATGAAATAGAGTACGCTAGAGAAATGTATGGATATAAAAAATTGAAAAATAGAACTTAATTGAATACTTAATCTAAAATAGAATATAAATATAGACAAGATTCAAAGAAAAATTTA